GGCCCGCATCCGATCAAAACCATCAAAGCGTTCACTGTTCCAATAATCAACTTGGCGTAACCATCGGCGGTTTCGCAAGCTTTCGGTGACAGGAACCTTCACATTGCGGGCGGTTTTCCGGATCAAACTCATACCGGAATAACTATCAATCGCTTGACGCTCGCCGACAACGGGCTCCACCGTCACCAAATTGCGCACACGCGCTGTTTTTTGCTCGCTTTGCAAACGCAAGCCGTCACCAAAATAGGCGTTCTGTGCATGAACTTCTGCTGTTGTCATTTCTTCATCCTTTGGTCAGATTTTCGCTTTTTGTTCTGTTTTCTGTTTTGCGATTTCGGCTCGATGATCGCTTTGCACGCACCGGTTCAGCCTTTGGCGTCTGGGCTAAGATCAGCTGAACCAACACCCGCACCCGATTTTCAAACAAGCGTTCAACCCGTATCCCGTCGCGGCGGGCCAGACCAATCGCCCACACGCCCGCGTAAAAACAATCAGCCAATGGTTCATCGCGATCCCGCGCCAGTCGTTTCAGCAAATCAAGATATTGATCCATTTGCGGGGCGACGTCGCCGACGGTATCCATGCCATCGGTCAACAACATTTCTAGCAAACGCGCTCGAACCCACGTCTCGCACTGAACCACCGGCTCGCTGCTAACCACGATGGTCTTCGGCAGACTCGCGCCTTCCATGGCCATTTTGTCCTTTAATCCTGAATTGATCATCGCTTCTCTCCTACGCACTTGCCAAGGTCTGATCGATCAGTGCTCGGCGCTGGCGCTTAGCGGCGTTATGCCCGGGATGGCTGGGGTTCAAATAGGCAGCGACATGATCTTTGTCCGACTTCAACCGTGCCAAATCATCGACGGCACCGGCGGCGCCCGTTCTATCCAAAGGACCGGATACCGGCAGCGCCCCATCCTCAGCCATGGCCTCGCCGAGATCAGCCAACGCGGACAAAATATCGACGGCATTGGGCAAGGTTAACAAGGTATCAAGGGCCAAAGCGTCTAACATCAAAGCCGATGCGGCCTGGGTTGCTGCCGCCAACTTTCGATCACTCTGTTGCCCCCAACGAACATCGAATTGGCGTGACACCTCGGCTCGCATCGCCTGCGCAGCCTGCTGCTCTTCGGCTTCGGCCTCGCAAATGCTTTTGGTGAAAATGGTTTTCAGGCGGGCCAGTTGTTCGGGTGCCAATGCTACTTGCGCGGCCGCTTCGTCAAAGGCTTGATCCATCTCCGGGGTCCACCAATCGCACCCTGTCGGTCCTTGCGGGTCGACATCCGGCGCTTTTTTCTCTGCTATCATCGGGGCCTCGGTCTTTTGCCCAGTTGCCGTGTCATCGGCGCCAGACACCGATCGATCCGGCTGCTTCTTCATGCCAAATTTAAGCATGCTGCCATTCCTCTTCTGGTTGAATTGCTAAAGTTTCCTGGTCTGGACCATGGGCCTTTGGTTGAATGCAAAGATCCAAATTCGCCATTTCAAGCACATGAAAGAACAAATCGCGCTGGCCCTCGTTAAATGCTGTTTGGTCGCTCTTACCCGGCGCAAAACTGGTTGCTCGAAGACCAGCGTACCGCGCCAAATCCTCTAAGATCAGGACGAATTCTGCTGTTTTCGATGCTTTGTCATAGGCCCGCGCCACACGCGCACCCGTTTGCTGTGGCCAACAGTTCGCCAGCCATTGGTCTTTTCGTGATGCCATTGATTCTATGATCCCATTTCGCCCAAGCGCGGCAAACCCGCTAATGACAACAAGTCTTTCGTCAGCCGCTGCGTGTCCAATTGGTCCAATGCCTCGGGCACGATCTTGGCAAAGGGCTGCAACGCACGAACATTGCGGGTTAAGCGGTGGGCTTCCGCTGCTCGCTGCGCCTGGGCCAACGGAGACAAAAATCGAATATGCAGGTCATCCGGCATTCCAGGCGATATCCCAGCGCGGCTTAATATGCCGGCGATGCGCCGGATCAACGGCGACAACAGCTCAACCTCGATTCGACCCAAATTGGGCGCCAACAATCGCAGTCGTTCTTCTTGGCGACCCAAAAATTCAGTTGCCGTCTGATTGGCTTGTTGGCTCGCATCTCGCAACAAACCCAGGTGGAACGCATCACGAATGCTTTCACGACGCTGTTCTTCCAACGCCAATCCCAAATTGATGGCGCCTGTACCGCCCAAGGGCATAGGTTCGACCATCTTTCGCCCATTGGCGTCCAATCCGCCAAACACCACCGCACCGGGAAAGGTTTTCACGCCTCGCAAACCGTTGTCATCAACCGTCATCAAAGGGGGGTCCACAGCCATTTGGGCCGCTGTCAGATTTGTTCGGACCATCGCGTTCAAGGCACGAATGTCGGCCAAGGCCAAGCTGGCGGGGCTTTGACCATAGACATGGCCACCACCACTGGGCATCGACCAGCGTGTCACCAGAAAGGGCAATTCGTGATAGCCACCGGCATGAAGGCATTTGCGTTCCAATGGATCCAGCACAAGGCTGCGGAAACGCTTGCCCTTTTGACCGATGGCCCCGACTGCGTATTGCCCATTGGGGACAATAGCGTGAATAAGCGGCGTGACATCATCAGGCCGCCCATTTGCGACTGCTTTCACTGCCGCGTCAGGCGCGTTGTCGCCATAGCGTTGCAAGCACTGTTCGGCTGACAGGCTGAACTCCCGAAAGGCCGTGTCGATCGCACCCGCGTCATTGCAGGCGAAAACAACTTCGGTCAGGCTTCGGACTTCTAAGCGCAACCGTCCACGTGAAAGGCTGCCTGCCTCCACCCACAGCACGGCCGTGCCAAAAGTTACCAAGTCACGAAAGAAATCAGGCAAAACACCATAAAGCCCGTTGTCGCGATCTTCGATCGTTGCTTTCAGGGCCTTGGTGACAGCAATCGTCTCGTCGCGCTGTTGGCTATCTTCTAAATCAAACCAATCCAATGCGGGGTTGGTCATCAACGCGAACAAGCCACTGGCCAGCGCCTCTGCGCTTAAGGCCGCTGTGCTATCCAAAACAGGCCGTTTCGCTTGGGTCGACAGTCCCAAGGCATGTTGGGGCCGGCAAAACCGGGCGAGTTCTCGCCAGTGACTTTCGTGCCCAGCGCGTGCGTTTTTCAACCGCTCAGCACGTCGGAATAATGCTTCGATGGCCCGTCGTTCAACGTTCATGGCGCACCTCATGCCAAGGCCATTGCCTGTCGGCCGGCAAGGAACCACGCAAGGATGGGTTCGGGCCCAGTGCCCTTCGATGGCGGTGCGCAAATCGTTGCCCCGCAAGCGCCAATTGCTGCTGCTCTTTGTCTTGCGCCCATCGCTGCGCGTCTTGAGTGGCGTGTTGATGCTGTGCCGCGTTCTGGCGTGTTTCCGCCTCGCGTTTTCGTTTCATGGCTTGAACCTCTGCCGTCAACGTTGGCACACCGATCGATTGTTTTGGGCTACACATGCTTTTCTCTCCGAAGGATCATGGTGGAAGGCAGGCAGGAGAACATTTCAAAATCACGTCCATCCGCCCCGTACTGCCGCAAACAACCTTCTGGTTCGAAACCCAAAAAGCGCAGCCAGCGTTTCGCCACGCCATAGCGCGCATCGACCACACAACTCAGACGACGCACACGTTGACCTAACAATACGGGCCGAAGATACCGCCTTAGATATCGGCTGGTTGTGTTGGCCACTTTGGGCCATTGAACCGTGGCGACCATGCCGCAAGACCAATGACCGGGCCCGTGGGCCCACGCCACAACACAGGCAATCGGTGTGTCATTTAGAAAAACCGTTAGCCCATCAACCGATTGCTGCACCCATTGTCGTGCAACCTCATCTTGTGGCCAATTCGGACCGTACAACGCCCACAACTCTTCTCTGTCTCGTTGCCTCACATGTCCCAAGCAAGCAAACAAATGATCTTTACGGACACCGCGCACAAACCTGACCTGGTTATTTTGTTCACATTTTGTTCTCATTCTACTTCTCCCCAGCGCAAAGGGTCAAAGCGATATCCTGCCTCGCGACCGCCTTGCTGCTGTTGCTTATCGTCATCCAGGCGACGAACCGCAAATCGCAGCCCCATCAGCGCATATCGAGTCGCCGACATTAAATCATCGCGTACATTATGTATGCGTCCTTCAATTCGGTGGTACAAATTAAACTCCTCGAACCATTCTGTCAGGGGGGCAAACACTTTCATGCGCCCGCTTTCAAACCGCTCAAGCATCAAACTGATGCCCGGCTCGACAGCATTGGTTCCATTGTCAAACGTCACGTGGCGTCGATACATCTTCAGACCGTGTCGGCGATATTGATCGGCCAGGGCGATACCCGTGCCCTTCTCATGGGCTAAACCATCATGGGGCCATACCCAAAGCAACTGTTCGCCCCAACCGCACAACACCTCACAGTGGCGCTTTGGCGTGCGATGACGCGCACGATAGGCTCGGACAACATACAAAACATCTTGGTCTCGGTCCCATGCCAGCTCAACAGCCGCTGTTGGGTGCTCCCACCCGAAATCAATGGCTGCCAGCCGAGGCCAGTGGCCCGGCACATCGAACGGCACCACACTGATGCTCGCTTGGTCCACTGGAAACACTCGGCCAGAGCCAAAGCTGGGAATGCCCAATGCCCGTGCGTCACGTTCAAATGCTGGATAGCTTTCTAAAATTTTTTCGCGCTGCAGATCACTCAAGTGAGCCGCATCGTTCAGACCAATTTGAATCACCTTCCGATGGTCCGAAGGCTCATCCAAGAACCGTTCAACCACCCGGCTGCGCCCTTTGAGCGGTGTAAAGGTGGTATAGACCAATCCCAAGGTCGCATTGGTTCGGCTTAGCCCTTCTAAATAAATGTCAAAGCCCGGCTCTTCGTCGAACCAGATCAAATCGACAGACGCCCCTTGCCAGCTTTCTCGGCCCTGCGCATAGCTTTTGAAGCTCAACACAGAATCGCCCTGACCACTGAGATGGCGGACGGTTAGCCCCTCCAGACGATCAACAATGCCCTGCCCGCGTCGAACCAATCGCTGTATCAAATGGGCTGGCAACAGGCCCGTCCGCCCAGGAACCCCGCCTAGCAAGTGGCTCTGCATGGCCGCGGCGGCGGCTTCTGACGACACACCGGCCGCCCATGCCACAATCGGACGCTCAAAGCGCCGACCTTGCCACCAATCTGGATAGCGCCCTGTCAAATGGATCGCCAATTCGGCCGCACCACAGGTTGTTTTCCCAACCTGGTTTCCAGCCATCAGCAGACGCTCGCGTGCCCATGCGCCTGCCGTGTGGAAACGCACTTGGGCATCGTAAGGCCGGTAAAATCCAAACCGTTCGGTTTTTCGGTCCTTCATCTCTGTCAGCCCCATGGCCAAGGCTTCAGCGCGATGCCGATCGTTGACCTTTAGGCTAGTCATCCCAGGTTGACGCCAGTCCAAGCTCAGGGGCCAACAGCGTTAACAATCGCTTGACCTCACCCAACAGCGCATCATCACTTAGGTCCGCAAATGGACGCGATGAAGCACTTTGCTGTTGCTGCTGCTGATGGCTCAAATGATCATAGACTGCCTTCAACGCCGAGACACGCTGGGCCGGCGTTCCGGTTTCTTTGGCCGCCAGATAACTAGACCAACTTTCCTGCAATAAGACATCGAAACTAAGCCCCGCATTATCGCTGGCATTCGTTCCAGCCCTTGGGACGTTTGGTGCCAGCAGATCGTTATCGTCGGGTTGGATTTCCTTATCAGATGCAATCCCTTGCCCATCGCCATGTCTCATTTTCTCGCGCGCTGTGCCAGCCGACAGGTCCCTATCGGTTCCAGTGTGCCATTCGATCGCTTGCTTGTCTTTCGACATTCCCACAGCGGCCCACCTTTCGTTCATTTGCTCGCAACACGCAGACCCAAAATAAAAAAGACCACTCAACGGGCGGGTTGAATGGCCAAAGATAGATGCGGTCGCAATGTCACCGATATCAAATAGGTATCAAACGAGGGCACCCATGTCAATACATTTTTTTACAATTTGTATTTTTTTGTATTTCAACGTCTAAACCACACCGCAACCGCTCCATGAACGGCTTTCCGACTGGTTGATCCTCGACGCACACTCGGATGACCGCCTCTCGTGTTCTCGGGGGCAATAAT